TCTCGTCAACGTAAGACAAGCGCAGGTGGAAGGACAGACTTGTCCATATTGCAAAACGCGGGTTTCGAGGTACGCGTCCGAAACTCACATGCGGCAGTAAGGGACAGGATAAACGCGGTAAATAGTCGGCTACTGTCTAATGACGGCGTCCGACGTTTATACGTTGACCCTAAGTGCAAAAAGGTGATTGAGTCATTGGAACGCCACACCTACAAAGAGGGTACAAGCCAGCCTGAGAAAGACGGCTTTGACCACATGAACGATGCACTTGGCTATGCGGTGGAGTATCTATTCCCAATTAGAAAGGCGAACGCGCCGCAATCCCCGCAGAGGTGGACGTAAATGTATTACGAAGATATCGAGTACCAGCATCCCGATTATGAAAACAACGTAGACCGATGGGAGTTCTATCTGCGTAGTTACATGGGCGGGCAAGACTATCGCGATGGCTCGTATCTGACCAGCTACCTCAACGAAGACAAGAACGCCTATAACCGACGCCTGGCACTGACACCACTAGACAACCATTGCCGTAACGTCGTTCACGTCTACAGCTCGTTTCTTTGGCGTGTACCGCCTACGCGTAACTATCAGCAGATGGAAGGCAGTGCCGACCTTAATGCGTTTCTAAAGGACGCTAACCTCGACGGGCAGAGCTTTAACAGCTTCATGCGTGAGGCACAGATATGGTCGAGCGTGTACGGCCACGTTTGGATTATGCTCGATAAGCCACAGTCAACAGCAGGCACACGGGCAGAAGAACTAGCGCAAGAGATACGCCCCTATGTCACTTTGATTACGCCCGAGAACGTCTACGACTGGAAGTACGAGCGAATGCCTAGCGGTCGCCACGAGCTGACCTACATGAAAGTGCGCGAGTCTGTTAACCGCATTGACGGCACAACGACCGAAACGTATTTCCGTATCTGGACTCGAGAAACGATACAGCTTGTTCGCTACCACGGTGACGAGGCACAGGTGGTCGAGACTATCGACAACCCTATCGGCAAGATTCCCGCAGTGCATTTACCGTCTAACCGCTCAGTGGTACGTGGCATCGGCATCAGTGACATTAGCGACGTGGCCTATATGCAACAGGCTATCTATCAGGAGCTGTCTGAGATTGAGCAGCTTATCCGCATCTCTAACCATCCTACACTGGTTAAAACCTACGACACCGACGCTAGTGCAGGTGCTGGCGCTGTAATCAATATCAGTGACGACATGGACGGCGCACTTAAGCCGTATCAGATGCAACCAAGCGGCGCTAACCTTGATGCTATTCGTGCCTCTATTACTGACAAGATTGACGCTATCAACCGCATGTCGCACATGGGCGCAGTACGCGGTACTGAGGCAATCACACAGTCAGGCGTGGCAATGCAAACAGAGTTTCAGATGCTTAACGCCAAGCTCTCTGAGAAGGCTGACATCTTAGAGCTAGCCGAGGAACAGTTGTGGCAGTTGTGGTGTACGTGGCAGGGGCATGACTTGCATGAAGTAGAGATAAGCTACCCTGACAGCTTTGACATTCGCGACTACGAATCCGAGTTGCGCTACCTGCAACAAGCTAAGGCGTCAGGCGTTCGCTCTTCTACATTCGCACAGGCTGTCGATAAGCAGATTGCAGACTTGTTGCTCGATGATGAAATGCTTGCACAGGCACACACTGAGATTGAGCAAGGACAGCAGGCACTTGGTGACTTCACGGCAGTAGCGCCAGCAGATGAACAGTGATGAGCTGATAGCAGGTCTGGGGGGCATCTCTGACCCGCACGAGCGTAGGCTGTCTCGTGCTATTGCTAACCTAGAGTTGAGGCTAACTGACTTACTTGCAGGCTTACCCTTACGTGATGGCGTACTGTTTGACCTAGACGCAGCCATTGCCTTACGCGCACAGCTAGACGGCATTGTTCGCACTGAGTTCTTAGAAGAAATAGACGCCATCATTAGGGAGTACCCTGACGCGGTAGAGCTGACACAACAGTTCATGTCGCAGTTTGCAGACTTTCGTGTACCGCAGAGCGTTATCGGGCAACTGCAAAACTTTAGCTTTACAGGCCATGAGCAGCTAGCTAATGACTTTGTTGAGGCGCTTTATCAGCAGGTGTACAACAACACACTTACAGGCACGCCATTCAGCGCCAGCCTTAACGAGCTGAACAGCCTGCTAGACTCAACACTTGCCCGCCACTCTAAGACAATCTTGCACGATGCACTATTTGAGTTCAGTGCGTCAGTAGCGTCGGCCAGTGCAGCAGAGGCAGGCATTGAACGCTTTGTGTATGCGGGTGATATTATTGATTCAACGCGCGACTTCTGTGAGAGGCACGTTGACAAGGAATACAGCATCGACGAAATACGAGAAATTTGGGCGGAGAGCTGGGCAGGTAAGAAGCCAGGCGACCCGTTTAGAGTTAGAGGCGGTTACAACTGTCGGCACTATTGGGTGCCTGTCGTAGACTAGGAGGAACGTATGCCGTACCACAAGAAAGACAAGCGTAAGAAAAAGCGTAAGTCACGCTAATTTGATACAATTAACCCTACTCGAAAGAGGATTCGTAACATGAGCGATGAAATCATGGCTGACGCGGTAACTGAAGCCGCAGTGGAAACACCCGAAGTTCAGGAAACTAAGACGTTTACGCAAGAGGAACTCGACCGAATAGTGGCCGACCGTGTTGCCCGTACCAAACGGCAATATGATAAGCGACTAGATGGTATCGACCTTGACGAAGCCCGACAGCTTTTACAACGTCAGCAAGAAGCTGAAATTGAGAAGCAGAAGGAACGCGGAGAGTTTGAGTCGATTCTAAAGCAGACCGTCGAAAAGAAAGACCAAGAGATTAGGACGTACAAGCAACGTCTCGAAAGCCAATTAGTCGATGGTGCTTTGCTATCGGCGGCGAGTAGGAACAACGCAGTATCGGCAGAGCAGGTTGTGCAGTTAGTACGTGGTGCGGTTCGGCTGTCTGAAGACGGCACAGCAGAGGTTGTAGACTCGAACGGCACACCACGATACAACGACAAAGGCGACCCCGTAAGCGTTGATGAGCTTGTTGGTGATTTCTTGACTACAAACCCGCACTTCGTAAAGGCGTCAGTTGGTGGCGCTGGCTCGCAAGGAGCGGTAGGTGGTTCCACGTCGAAACCTATGTCGGCGGCTGAAATGGAAGCTAACTGGGAAAACGGAGGCAGAGAAGCCTACCGTGCCATGATGTTAGCAAATAAATAACCGCTTACTTTAGGAGATTTCACTTATGGCGGCTTCAACTAGTTCAACACTCGACGACCTGTTTGCAAATATCATCATGCAGGCTCGTTTCACTGCCGAAGAGCAATCGCTCATGGCTGGCCTTATCACTCGTTACGACATCGGTAATGTTGCTGGTACTACTATCCAAGTACCTAAGTACCCATCCGTTGCGGCGGCTGACCTGACTGAAGGCACTGATATGTCTTCAAGCACTGTTAGCACCTCTGGCGTTACTGTTACTGTCGGCGAAGTTGGTGCGCAAGTCGTATTGACTGACGTTGCAGCAATGGGCGCTGGTAATCCTGCACAGGAGCTAGGCACTGTATTGGGTAACGCAATCGCTACTAAGATGGACCAAGACATCATCGCTTTGTTTGATGGTCTTTCTGCATCTTTGGGAGCGGCTGCACAAGAGATTACTGCGGCTGACGTATTCAAGGCTGCGGCTACTCTACGCAATGCAAAGGCGCCTGGTCAGTACGTAGCGGTCTTGCACCCCTACCACGCTTACCAGTTGGCGGCTAACCTGACCAACACATTTGCTAACCCCAACGGTGGCGACATCCAGAACGAAGCAATGCGCTCTGGCTTTGTTGGCTCATTGGCAGGTATTGACGTATACCAGTCAGCTAACATCACTGTTGACGGTAACGGCGACGCTAAGGGTGCGGTCTTTGCTCCAGAAGCAATGTGTATTGCTATGAAGCGTGACTTCAACCTTGAGACTCAGCGCGACGCATCACTCCGTGCCTTCGAGCTTAATGCTACTGCCGTTTACGGTGTTGGTGAGCTTGATGACAGCTACGGTGTTGAGATGTTCTTCGACGCTACTCTCTAAGACGTACACGCCCCTTCGGGGGCGTTTTACTCTGAGGATTTTATGGCAGTCAATTATCGTGGTGAAAGGTTTGAAGACTACAACGTGGCAAAGCGTACGCCACGGCACCCGTCTAAGTCTCACGCGGTTCTGGCTCGCTACAAAGGCGTTATCAAGTTAATTAGGTTTGGCGCTAAAGGCGCGAAGACTTACCCGCCAAAGGATGGTGAGTCTGCACGCGACAAGGCCATGCGAGCGGCTTGGTACGCACGACACGAAAAGAATCTACGTAACGCGACGCCATTAGATGCAGTCTATTGGGCCGCTAAAGTGAAGTGGTGATTACATGGCGTTTAGCACTGACGACGATTTAGAAGCAATTGTCCCTGACATTTTTGACCTTGGCATTCTTGCCTTCACTGCTGAACATGCAAAGGCGCAGGCAGATGTTGAGCGCGAGATACGCAATCGCTGGTGGCACCGTAAGGGCATAGCGGGCGAAATGAATAGTAGCTATCTGACAGATACGCAGTGGACACGCGCAAGCGCCTATCTCGTATTGTGGAAGTACGCATTGCCACAGCTTACTAACTGGGTAGACGACGACCGCTTTTTACAGATGATTGATTTCTATAAAGCGCGTTACGGCGAGGAGCTAGACGCAGTTTTTCAGGACGGCGTTGAGTATGACGCAGATGACGACGGCACTGTCACTGACAAGGAAAAGGAAAGCATTCCGCTTAACCGCCTAGACCGATGATTACCGTAAACATAGACACAAAGCCCCGTGACCTGCGCAAGATGGTGCAGAAGCTAGGGCGCACGTTTACCAAGAACCACAGGCGCGCCATGTTGAGAGCTGCGGCAGTGGGTAGAGCGCGCATTGATAAGCGCACGCGTAGCGGTGTAGACGTAAACGAAAAGCCATTCCGACCTTATTCCGATGCTTACAAAGGCTTTAGGCAGGAAAAGGGCAGACCTGTAGACAAGGTTAATTTGATATTTACGGGTAAGATGCTCGGCGACATGCAATTTGGCATGAAGGGCCAAGACGGTATTATCAACTTTAGTCGTAGTACAGAGGCTAAGAAGGCGGCGTTTAACAATCGAAGTCGTAATTTCTTTGGCCTCAACCGAGGCGACACCCGCGCTATCCGCGATGCTTACTTTAAGGGGCTTAAGATATGAGCGTTAGAGAAAACATCGCCGCCAATATTGTGACGGCACTGTCTGCCATATCGACGCCAAACGTCAAAAAAGTGACGCGTGAGCCTTTTGACTTTGACAAGCTATCTAACGCACAGTTCCCCGCTATATTGGTAAGGACGGCAAACGAGACACGCGAGGACGCAAGCCTTGGCGGTAGCATGACCAGCAGGCATGGCACTATCGACTACGAGCTTGTTTGCTTTGTTAAGCACAAGAACATCGACACAGCCCGCAACCAGATTGCAGAGGCTATCGACGAAAAACTTGATGAAGATAGGACGCGTGGCGGTTACGCGGTAGACACGCAGGTTATCAGCGTTGAGGTGGATGATGGTACAATAGACCCTATTGGCGGCGTCATTGTCACCGTACAGATTCTTTATTCATATACACGCGGCGACGCGTAAGGGAGAAAATTCATGGCTACACATAAAGGCTCAAGCGGTGTCGTAAAGGTTGCCGCTAGTGGTGGTTCAGAAGCGGCAGTTGGCGAGGTTCGCTCATACTCAATTGATGAGACTGCTGACACCATTGAGGATACAGTAATGGGTGACACTGTTAAGTCTTACCTTTCTAGCCTCAAAGACGCCACACTCACTATCGACGCATTGTGGGACGACGCAGACGCACAGCACTTGGTGCTTGATTCTGGCGCGGCTATCGACTGGGAAATCCACCCCACTGGCACAGGCACAGGCGAGAAGTATTACGTCGGTGCTGGCATCGTGACTGCTAAGACAATTTCAGCGTCTTACGATGGCTTGGTTGAGGCGTCTTTCTCTGTGCAAGTATCAGGCGCTGTAACAGAGTCAACTAACTAATGGGTCTCGCTAAAGAATTGCGGGCGCGTCGTAAAGGCTCGCGTCGCAAAATTAGCGTTGCAGAATGGGGGGACGGTGACGGCGATTTCGTTTTGTTCTGTCGCCCTCTAACCTGCTATGACCTTAACGAGCTGCAAAAGCGCCACCCGCAGGTAATGCAAAACCCAAGCATTGCCGCGATGGTTGATTTGATTCTTATGAAGGCTGAGAGCAAAGACGGCGAAAAGCTGTTTAGCTCTGCCGAGGACCGCATCGACTTAATGGGGGAAGAGACAACCGTTGTCTCGCATATTGCCAATGAGATGTTCGGCACTATCGAGTCATTTGAGGATGTCGAAAAAAACTAAAAAGCGGTCAGACGAGGATGAACCTTATTGCCTTAGCTGACCGCCTACACAAGACTATCGAAGAAGTAGAGCAGATTTCGGTTACTGAGTTCCATGAGTGGCTCGCTTACTTCAAGATTATGAGCGAGTCGAACGATGGCAAATGAAACCGTAAGCATCCGCATTAAAGCGTTTGACCAAACGCAGAAAGCCTTGCGCGGCATACAAGCTGCATTCGGAAGACTCTCAAAGGTTTTTTTCAGCTTTAAAACTGCTCTCGTCAGTGCCGTAGGTGCTGGCGGTATGGGCTTGCTAATCAGTAGTTCTCTAAAAGCCACGGACGCCTTAGCTAAAACAGCAGGGAGGATAGGTACTACCACCGAAGCCTTGTCTAAACTGCAATTTGCAGGGTCATTAGCGGGCATAGAAACCAACACTCTCAATATGGCTTTGCAACGTTTTGTGCGGCGCACCGCAGAAGCGGCACAAGGCACAGGCGAGGCTGTATCTGCCTTGCGTGAGTTGGGCGTAGATGCACGTCGTATTGAGCAACTGCCACTTGACGAGCGCATGCAATCACTTGCTTCTGCCTTTAATCGCGTAGATGAGGAAGGCAACGCCGTATTTACTGAGACGGAAAAGCTACGACTAGCCTTTAAACTTTTCGATTCAGAAGGCACGAGCATGCTGAACATGCTTAGTGCTAACGCTGACGAAATGGGCGCTTTGTTTAAAGAGGCCAAACAGCTTGGCCTTGTGATGTCTACTGACGCCGCTAAAGGCGTACAAGATGCCAACGACGCCTTCACTAAACTACGCTCTATTTTTGAGGGTGTAGTCAGACAAATGACCGCAGGCATGGCTCCTGCTTTAGAGTTGATTGCGACGCGCTTCAAAGAATACATATTGCAACAGTCTGAGGCGCATGGAGGCATAGAGAACTTTGGGCGCTATCTTGCAGGCGAGTTGATTGAAAACATCCGCACTGCACTGATTGGCTTGCAGGGTATAACAAACGCAGGCATTGAAATAATAAACACCTTCAGCCGCGCTCGCAGGTCACTTGCCGAAACTTTTAACGTAGGAAAAGCAGACCCTAATGACATAAGGGCGCTACAGACAGAAATTGACCAGATAGACCAAATGCTTGAAGGTGGCTTTACGGGCATGTTAAATCGCGTCCGTATTGGTGGCGACGGACAAATTCTGCAAATTCTTACAGAAGACGAATTGCGCGAAGAACGTGCGCGCATTGTCACACGCTTAAATGAGCTTGGTGCAGAGGTGCCAGCACTTTTGGAGCCAGTTGATTGGTCTAAGTGGCTGATAAAGCCTCTACAAGACGCGGCAGACGAAGTTAAAAAGCCAATACAAAGCGTAAAGGACGAACTGGAAGAGGTCGTCGTTATCGCTCAAGAGCCGTGGTATATGCCGATGATTACTGGCTTGCGCAATGTGGCTGAGGCAATTAAAAATGTCATCCAGCAAATGCCGAGCATTGAGCAGGCGGTTCAGAGCTTTACCAAAAACGCTATGCAGACGTTTACCAATCAATTTACTGCGGCAGTAACGGGCGCGCAAAAGTTTAGTGATGCAATGAAAAGCATGGCTAAAAGCGTTGTCGATTCGCTAATTAAGATGCTTGTGCAGTATTACATTACTAAGCCTTTGTTTGACGCAATTAGTGGCGGCATATCAAGCGGATTCGGTGCAGGCGGTGGTGGCGGTGGTGGCGGCGGTGGTGGCATGGGGATGCAAGGCTTGGCCCGTGGCGGTGTTGCGACAGGTGGCACCCCTTATCTAGTTGGCGAAAAAGGGCCAGAAATATTCGTGCCAAGTACGACAGGGCGCGTTGTGCCTAATGACCAGCTAGGTGGTGGCGGTGTTACCGTAGTCCAAAATATCAACGTAACTACAGGCGTACAGCAAACCGTACGTGCTGAGATTGCTAACCTACTGCCACAGATTAGTAATGCCGCGAAGTCAGCGGTCGCAGATGCTAGAATGAGAGGCGGTGGCTTCAGTAAGGCAATGGTGGGTGCATAATGGCGGCGTTTCCAAGTGTAGGCATTCAATCAATGACGATGCGGTTGCGCTCTGCAACGGCTATTAGTCAGTCACCTTTTACCTATGACCAGCAGGTTTACCAGCACCAGGGTGTCAGGTGGGAAGCGGAAGTAACATTGCCGCCCATGAAGCGGGCAGAAGCCAAGCAGTTGGAGGCGTTTTTTGCCTCTCTAAGGGGTCAAGCTAACACCTTTACCCTTGGCAACCCCCTGCACAATACAACGGCCACAGGCACAGGCACAGGCGCTGTGAACGCTACTACTATCACAGGCTCGTTTACTGGCGCTGTCGCTGGTGATTATTTCGAGATTGGCGGTGCGCTGTACATCATTACGGAAGTAAATAGCGCGTCATCAATTGATATGATGCCGCCTTTGCGAGCTACCGCTTCGAGTAGCCCGTTAGATTTTACTTTACCGAAAGGCACTTGGCGGCTAGCAACTAATGAGATTGGCTGGAGTATTAACCAGGCTAGTCTGTACGGCTTCACCTTTGCATGTGTTGAGGCGATATGAGCAGAACTTTATCAAGTGCAATGCAGTCGGCTGTCGAAGCCGATTTGGTGCGCCCTATTGTATTGGTCACTTGCGCGTTTGATTCTGGCGACCTAAACCTTTGGAATGGTGTCGGCACACTTACGGTAAGTAGTGTTGACTATGTGGGCGCAGGCACCTTGCTTAACATCGGTGAAATTGCTGAGTCATCAGAGCTGCAGGCAAACGGCATCACTGTCACCTTGTCAGGCATCACCGACCCACTGTTGGCTAAGGCGCGTGACGAGGATTATCAAGGGCGTGAGCTAACTGTAAAGCTAGGGGCTATGGACGCGGCAAACGCCGTCATAACCAGCCCCGTAACTGTGTTCAGTGGCTTTATGGACACAATGGTTATCAATGACTCGTCAGAGACAGCGACCATTCAGGTCAATGTCGAGAATCGGCTGATTGAGTTTGAGCGCACGCGCATCAGACGCTACACAGCAGAAGACCAGAAAATTGACTACCCAAATGACAAGGGGCTTGAGTTTGTCGCTGAGATGGCAGAGAAAGAGATTGTCTGGGGGCGCAGCCTTGTAGGGACAAGTTCAGGAACTGGCAACGGGCAAAATGATGGCGGCAGAGAAGACCCAGGAGACTTAGACTAATGAAATTTGCATTAGAAAATCTAGCAAAAGTCAGGCGTGAGATTGAGCCGTTACTAGAGCAGCACTGGCAAGAAATAGCACTTAACAAAGACATCATTAAGATGAACCCTGACTGGGAAGGCTACGCACGACTTGATGCCGTTAACGCGCTACGAATTTACACAGCGCGCAAAGACGATGAGTTGATGGGTTACTTTGTGGTGCTAGTCAGTAAGTCATTGCACTACCGTGACCATCTGTTCGCAAATAACGACGTAATCTTTTTGACCAAGCCTGCACGCAAGGGGCTTACAGGCGTCAAGCTCATTAAGTACGCAATTGAGTCGTTAGCGGCTGAAGGCATTACCAAGCTACATATAAACACCAAGGCGCATCAGCCATTCGACGCAATCCTTGAGCGATTGAACTTCGAGGAAATTGAGCGCGTTTATTCTTTAGTTCTGAGGTAAAAACATGGCTATTGCGGCAGTTGCAGGATTAGCGTCTATAGGTTCAGCGATGATTGCCGCAGGGACGTTTGCAATTGGTTGGGCAGCCGCTGCGGGTGCTTTTGCTTTAGGTGCTGGCTTGTCGATGGTTTCGCGTGCGCTAGCACCAAAGCCCAACATTGGCGCACAGATGCGGGGTATCACACAGACGACCCGCGAGCCTGCAAGCAGTCGCAAAACTATTTACGGCAGAATGCGCGTCGGTGGTCAGGTCGTTTTTATTTCACACTCAGGCGATGACAATAAATATTTACATATGGCTGTCGCGTTTGCCTCCCACGAAATAGAGTCGTTCGATGAAATTTGGTTTAACGACAAGAAAATATGGACGACCGTCGGCTTTCAAAGTGACTGGGGCACCTATGTCACTATAGACCGCAAGTTTGGCACAGCAGGGCAAGCAGCCTCAACGCAGCTTACTAACGCCAACGTTTTATGGACTTCTGACCACAAGCTCTCAGGCATTGCATATATAGCGTTTAAGCTTGAATGGAATCAAGACAAGTTCCCGCAAGGCGTACCAAACATCACAGCGGTAATTAAGGGCAAAAAGGTCTATGACCCTAGGACATCAACAACTGCTTACAGTCAAAACCCTGCGCTTTGTCTACGTGATTACATGCTCGACCAAAGCTATGGCCTTGGCGAAGTAGCGGCAAACATAAACGACACGTCAGTCGGTAATGCCGCTGACCTATGTGAAGAGCAAGTCACTTTAGACGCTGGCGGCACGCAAGACAGATATCAGTGTAATGGCGTCATTGATACAGCCAATCAAATCAAGGCCAATATCGAGCAACTGCTAGCCTCTATGGGTGGGCGACTAACCTACTCAGGTGGCGAGTATTTCGTCGATGGCGCAGAGTACAAGACGCCAACGCTCACGTTTACAGAAGCCGATATTGTCAGCGATATACAGACGCAGACTAAGCAGTCGCGCAGAGGCATATACAACGGCGTTAAGGGCATCTTCGTATCCGAGGAAAAGAACTTTAAGGTTCTTGATTACCCTGCGCAAATTAGCTCAACGTATGAGTTAGAAGATGGCGACCCTATCTACTTAGACATGCCGCTACCTTGTGTGACCAATAACCAGCAGGCACAGCGCCTAGCTAAGATTGCTTTGCTGAAGTCACGCCAACAAGTCGTGATGACAATGACGACGAACCTTAAAGGCTTAAGGGTAAAGGTTGGGGACACAATACGAGTCACAAACGACCGTCTTAATTACAGCTCCAAAGTGTTTGAGGTTATCGACTACTCTCTTGCCATTACTGATGGTGCGCTAGGTGTAAATCTAAGTTGCATCGAAATAGCATCAGCCATATACGACTGGAACACATCTGACGAGCAAGATTTTTTAGCAGGCGGTGAGCTTGATTTATACGACGGCAGAACAGTCGAAAATGTCACAAACTTAACTGCTACAGAAATTGCAGCAGTTGGGCCTGACGGCACATTAACGACAAATGTAGAGCTTACCTGGACTGCGCCTGACGACGCCTTTATTGATTTTTATAAAGTCAGATGGAATGAAAACGGCACGACCGACTACTTCCACGCCGAAACCAAAGAAACGCGCATTTTGATTGCTGGGCTTGATGTCACATCTAATTATGATTTCCGCGTACAGGTGCAAAACCTGCTTGGAGTGACAAGCACGGGCGTATCGCTTGACGATGAAGTTTTGGAGGGAGACACGACAGCACCTGCTGTGCCTACTATTATAGGGACAGAGGGTGGCATTCAAACGATTACGCTGACATGGCAAAACCCAAACGACGTTGATTTCAAGCACGTTGAGGTTTTTGTTAACAGCACTAACTCTTTGCCAGCAAACCCTACCTCAATAGTTGATGGTGAAACATACACAATCAGCGGTTTGATAGGCGAACAAACACGGTATTTCTGGCTTAAGTCTGTAGATTTCTCGAGTAATAAATCAGCCGCAACGACTGCGGTTTCTGGCGTTTCTGTAAAAGTAACTGCTGGTGATATAGAAGACGGGGCGATTGATATTGCCTCATTCGCTTCAGATATCTCGCCTGTACAAGTCGTTTCGTCATTACCTGTGTCAGCATCAGAGGGCGACATTGCGTATCTGACGACAGACAACAATCTTTACCGTTACGATGGCACAGCATGGACGCGAGCAGTTGCACTTGGCGATGTAACTGGAGCAGGAAATTTAGCCGCACTAAATACTGTCGGGTCGTCTCAGATTGATAATGATGCAATTACCAACGCACAAATAGCTGTGGATGCTATCCAGGGTGATGTCATTGCCGCTGGTGCCATTACTTCCACAATGATTGGTGCGGATGCAGTGACCACTGCCGCAATAGCCAATGATGCAATTACGAGTGACCTAATCGCGGCTGGAGCTATAACATCAACAGAGATTGGTGCGGACGCAGTAACTACTGCCGCAATAGCTAATGACGCAATAACCACAGATTTAATTGCCGCAGGTGCTATAACATCAACAGAAATTGGTGCGGATGCAGTAACCACTTCGGCAATAGCCGCAAACGCTATCACAGCAACAGAAATAGCGGCTGGTGCTGTTACTGCTAATGAGATAGCGGCAAATACTATTACTGCTGGGCAAATTGCCGCTGGGGCTGTCACGGCAACCGAAATAGCGGCCAATACAATTACATCATCACAAATTGCAGCTAATACAGTTACAGCAAGTGAGATAGCGGCTGGTGCTGTCACTGCAAACGAAATAGCCGCAAATACTATTACAGCAGGTGAAATTGCCGCTGGTGCCGTTAGCGCAACTGAAATTGCGGCTAATACAATTACATCATCACAAATTGCGGCAAACGCAATCACAGCTAGTGAAATAGCCGCAGGTGCTATTACTGCCACAGAGATAGCGGCAGGCACGATTACATCCTCGGAGTTGGCGGCGGATTCAGTGACAGCTAACGCTATCGCGGCGGGTTCCGTAGCGGCTGATGAAATAGCGGCTGGGGCAGTTACTACCGCTAAACTCGACGCTGGTGCAGTTACTGCAAACGAGATTGCCGCGAATACAATCACGGCGGGTCAAATAGCCGCTGGTGCAATCAGTGCAACAGAAATATCTGTCAGTGAGTTGGCTGCGATATCGTCAGTGCTTGGTACATTGACCGCTGGAACAATCGACGCTGACGTTGTTGATATTACAAACCTAAGTGTAGGCACTGCTGACATAGAAGACTTGGCTGTTACAGGCGCTAAGATTGGCTCGCTTGCGGTAGACACCCTAAAAATAGCAGATAACGCGGTAACAATACCCGAGTCGGCTGTTGGCACAACACATAGCTCAATTGGTAGCGTTAGTTCACCTACTGTATTGCTTACGAAAACGATTACCTATGACTCTGGTGCGGCACCCGAGGCAATCATGGTCAGTGGTTTTGCAGTGGTTAAATCAGACCAGTCGCAAGTGGGTTATATAAAGGTTGTTTTAGAGGTGGCTGGAGTTGACGTATTTACAAGTGCCGACACAAACACAACTACCACAACTGAGACAAAAGCCTTTGTTCATAGGGTTACTGGACTGACTGGAACCTCAGTAACAATCAAACTAAAAGTTTATAGAACAGGCAGCAGTAGTAACGCTAATGTCTACCAAAGTGGCATCCTCATATTAGGGGCAAAGAAATGAACGCAGTGCTTTACAGAGCTGACGGGCAGATAGCCGCAGTATTAGAGGGCGGTAACGCTTCAACACATGCCTCTGATGCAGAGTCTATGGGACTGCCATATGTCTTAACTACTGACCCCATAAACCCGTTTACGCACTACGTAAAAAATGGCGTGATAATAGCTATGTCGCCAAAGCCGTCAGACAATCATCAGTTCAATTACGTTAATGAGTCTTGGGAGCTGACTAACGAACAGGCTGGCAAAATCAATAAAGAAATTCGACTTGAGCTTTTGGTTAGCTGTGACTGGACGCAGTTGCCAGATAGTCCGCTAACAGACACTAAGAAGTCAGAGTGGGCGACATATAGGCAGCAACTAAGAGACTTAGACATGACTCTTAACCCCAACTCAATCGTTTGGCCTGTCGAGCCTTAGCAGATGATATAATTGCCTTACACGGAGGCTCTAATGACTATCCAACTTGTACAGGGCGACACAGGCCCGCAAATCAAAGCAACTATTACACGCGACGGCAGTGCAGAAGACTTGACTGGCGCGACGGCTGTTTTGCGCTTTCGTAAAAAAAAGACAAGCACTGTGTTATTTACTTTGAACACTGTAAGCACTAACGAGCAGTTAGAGACAGGCGACCTATATTTTGTATTCAGCTCGGGTCAGCTTGACCTTGATGAGGGCTTTTACGAGGGCGAGATTGAGGTAGTCAATGACGGCGTAAGAGAAACGGTTTACGAAATAGTAGACTTTTTCTTGCGCGAGGACTTCGGCTAATAGATGCGTGGCTTTGATGCTGTCTTTACCGCTGCACGTCTACTAGCCCGAACTACAGGCTTATCAATTAGTGCGGCTGTAAGTGCGCTATCCCTAAAAGCAGAGGTAGTAGTTGGCTTTTTCATTCGTTCATTGTTCCTGGCAGATGAAGCTAACACTACTGATAGCCAAACATTTGATATCAATAAATCGCTCACTGAATCGCCTAGCCTAGTAGATGATGATGTCATTACACTGCTGAAACGCGCAAGCGACTTAGGCGCGCTGACCGACGATGACGTACTCACAATCATCAAGGGTCTAACAGAAACGCCAGCGGCCACAGAAGCTCATATATTTGCCTTCACAAAGCCTTTTGCTGACAGCGGTAGTGTTGCGGACACGCCATCAATACGGTCGGTCAAGCCTTTCACAGAGGCCCCTAGCACCACTGACAACGACACGCTAGACATAATTAAGATTGCAGGCGAGGACACACAGCAAGACTATTGTGACCTTAGCTACTTTTTAGAAGACTACGTTGATGGTGACCGCACTGACCTCGGATTTTTTACTGATGACAATGTAGTCAGCATTACTAAATTTTTAACCGACCAGACCTTTGTGACTGATGACCTCGACGGCGAGGCTAGCGCAGAGGATGACCAAGAGATTGCCTTTGTTAAAACGCGCACTGACATAGGCGTTGCGTCTGACAGCTTTAACAGGACGGTAACTTACTTGCGTGACTTTGCCGAAAATGGCAGTGCAAGCGAGTCTGCGGTAAAATTGACCACTAAGGCTCGCTCTGATTCTGGCTCTGTTTCTGATAGTGGAGACTTACGCAGTCAGGGTTATTGTGATTTCACTTACTTTGCCGAGGACTATGTCGGCGCATCAAGGACATTTACATGATTAATGAAGGCTTAAAACTGCGTGGTGATGTTGCTCTAGTTCTACGTGACAAGGACGGCAAT